TTCGTCCACGCAAAAGACGAAAAAGAGTCAGAGTTCTGGAAAGAGCTCAAATCAATAGACCCCTCTTTCGATAAATATTCTTGGCCAAAGCGAGATCCAGAGGCTGAGAAAACTAGTTTCAGATTACAGTGTGACAAGCACACCAGGGGGAAACCCCCGACGAAAGAACAGCTAGATGCTGCCAATAAGGCCGTCGCTGCTCAATATCTTGACCACACTCTTCCTAGTTTTCTTAGTTTCTATGATCGGGACTCTTGGGCTCAAGCTGTTGGTGACATGTTAGAATTAATTGTCCCAGAGGCCAGCCCGGGAGTTCCCTACGCTATTCATGGCCTTAGAAATGATACTGTTGTTAGTTCCTTAGGTTCTTTGTTAGTAGATGTTATTTTAGATAGAGTTGAAAAACTTCTTAGTCTTCCAATCCATTATTTGAAGGAAACTGACCGTGTGGCCCTGGTCAATCAGGGCTGCATGGATCCGGTTAGGCTTTTCGTTAAAAACGAGCCCCATTTGCATAAGAAAATTGCAGAAGGAAGGCAAAGACTTATTATGTCCGTCTCTTTGGTTGACAAAGTCATAGAGATGTTGCTCCTTAGGCATTTGTCGAAGCTTGAGATCAGAAACTGGCAAACTATACCCTCCAAGCCTGGAATTGGCTTTGATGACACCAGCAATGCTGTGGTAGCCCATGATGTCTTCTCTGAAGGCGACATGGCTTACTCTGACATGTCAGGCTGGGACTGGAGTGTTAAAGATTGGATGTTGCACAATGATGCGGAGTTGAATATTCTTCTTTGTAAGAATCCCTCCGAGGCTTGGATGCACCTTTTGAGGTGCAAGGCCATCACTGATGCAAAGAGTCTTTACCAGTTTTCTGATGGAGAAATGGTTGCTCCAACTTTTGAAGGCATATTAAACAGTGGAAAGTTTCTCACTAGTTGCACAAACTCCAAAATGAGAGTCTTGGTCGCAAGACTGATTGGTTGCACTAAGTGCAACGCAGCTGGTGATGACGCTACAGAAAAGTTTGTTGAAAATGCCATCGAAAAGTACGCTGAATTAGGTTTGACTTGCAAGGACTATAAAAGAGTCGTTGATGAGTTCGAGTTTTGTAGCAGGCGATATTTTCGAAAACCTGGAGTTGTCTCTGAAGACCTCACTTCTATGTATGGCTCTCATGCTATCAACCTTGAGAAAATAACTATGCAGTTTCTCCACTGCAATCTCAAGGATTCTATGATATACTGGGGGCAATGCAAGCAGTTTGAGAATGATCTCAGAGATCACCCAAATCTGCCCAAAACTCTTGAGCTCATCCGCGCCACAGGGCTGTACGACCGCCCTTGGCCTGAGTACCTTGATTGAGTAGGTATGGTTGAGGTGGTGGGGCCTCAATAAACCATAAAATAATGGATAAATCCGCACCCGCCCAACGCGCCCGTCGCTCGCGTACAAGAACTGTGCGACCCAACGCTAACCAGCAGCGACAACTAGCTGGTAACGCTAGCCAGCAGCGACAAACCGCTGGCAGCTCGCAAACGCGAGCCGCGAGACCAAAACAGCAGGTTCCCAGACTTCCCAGAATGAGTGCTAGCAACACCCCGGCCGTACCCAACCTTTCAACTGGTAGTGGGCCTATTCGCCGGCAGGCTAATGTTATAGACTCTCTGATGAAATCTATGGGCTCAACCAAGCTCCACGATCCTAAAACTGATCTTCGCTATATAACATGCCGTTTGGATCCTTTCTCCTCTCAAGGAGGCCTAGGAATTACAGATGGCTCCAATGTCAAGAAATTTGTGGTAGACTACAGGTACTTTACAGATATTTCCCTTCCTCTCAATGGCGTAGCTGTGAACTTATTGTTCACTCCAACTCTTCCAACTTCAACTTGGATTAGATGCCCGACGAAAGGATCTTATTCGTTCATAGATGCTGCTGGTAATGCCATTACAAATAGTGACATGGATTATAATAGCTTTACTTCTATAGTCAGTGGAATTGGCTGGACCCCTATGGGTTTTCCTGCTGAACTTATCTCTATAGCCCAACTTTCCCCAAATGGCAACAATTATAATTCTCTTGCTAATCCGCCAAACCCTTATGGTGCTTCTAAGGCCCGTATTGTTACTATGGCCCATAAGATTTATTATACAGGTCAAGCCTCTCAGGCCTCTGGAACTATAACTACTCAGGATGTCTCTGCAACTTTTAATGAGGGTGAATTAACTCTCAGTAGCGCTGCAGTGGACCCTTTGGTTCCAAGCTTGAACGTGCTTTCCGTTAATACTCTTCCTAGGCCTAACCTTGCCCCTTACGCGACTGGTACAGTTAATACCCTCCCGTATACAATGGCTGTTGCTAGTAGCACTTTGACGAATAGCACTGTTTGCACTAGGGTTGAAGCTGGTGCTTTAATAATGCCTAAGCATTCTGGCCTTTCTGAGCCTACTAAATTTCGATGGACTGAAGTCCACAACCAACCCATGGTCCCCGTAGTATTTTCCACCAATTTGTACCCTTTTGGGTGCACTACTGGTGCAATCTCTATAAGCTCGGGACCACCTTATACTTCCACTATGACCAATGTTTGGAACAATGGAGGCTTTTGGACTCTCGACACTGATTGGCAATTTGTTAACGCTGTTATTACAGGCTATCAGCCTGGTAGCAGTTTTCGAGTTGAAACCGTCTTTTGTGTTGAGTATCAAACAATTCAAGGCTCTCCATTTGAGCGTGTAACGTTCTCTGCTCCCAAGGATACTGGCGCGTTGATCGCAGCCCAGACCGTTGCAGATAAGATCCCGACAGCAAGTCCAGTGGCAGTTGAACCCTATGGTTGGGTTCTCCAGGCAGTCGAAATTGCTAAGAGAATCGGCATGACAGCCGGTAAAATTCTCAGCATTATCTAGATAAGCTTCATCTCGCCTCCCTACACCCTTCCCTCTTTGGGAAGGAAGAAACGAAGGAATAACGTTTTATATCACCCAGGACTCTGCCTGTAAAACACGAGCCGCAAAGGAAACTGCGTTAAAACCCAGGACTCTGCCTGTAAAACATGAGCCGCGAAGGAAACCGCGTTAAAACCCGGGACCGTGCCCGTAAACACGGCCTACGGGGTCACTCATGTCAAAATACTACAGAAGTTTAGTCGTTGCAAAAGGTCCAATGTGGATATCTTTCCACATTGATAACCGACCCCCCCGTTTTTAGGGTTTGAGTGGCGCCTCCATGGCAGAAAACAACTGCCGCAACAAATTCCAATGACACAACAAAGGACACTACCCAC